CAGCAGCCGGCGGAATGCCTCTTGTGCCGTGACAGGGGGCCTGCAACAAATGACGGTCTAAACTGCAACAAATGGGGTTAAATATCTATCTATAAAATAGACATTTTAGGATAGACTAAACTTCTTGAGCGGGAGACTGGAAAGCTCTTGAAGACACTTGATCTCATTCCGAAACCACTACTATACTTGAGTCCTGCAAAACGACAACACCGCGCCGGACAAAAACGCTATCATATCCATACGTCTCCAGGACAGAATCTGAGCCACCGCGCTGGGTCTTTAGAATAACATCAGGTTCCCTGCTTACCACACCTGAGCTACAGGAACACAGAGCCAATATCAATAAAATAACCGCATTCATTTTATGAACAACTCCTTCAATTTGTGATTATCCAGTGCGTCTGGCAAGTTGCAAATCCTGTTTCGTCTCTCCCTGCTTACTGTAGAATGAAACAGAATATTCGTCCCCACGCTCAAACGGGTCTGGCTCCCAGTCGTGGAAACACCGGTACCCACCCCGATAATACTCGACGTTTAACCCGTGGCCATTAGACATCTTACGGATATCGTCAATATGGAAGGTCGGGTTTGACTGCCTGATAAGTTCTAGGCAGAATGTCCTGGTCGTATCCCGTTCAATACCTACGTACTCGAAATAGAAAACATTACCAAGTCTTGCCTTCTCTGTTTTTGCCACCTGGCCATATCCCTTGACTTGCGTATTCGCAAGGGTCTGGGCATAAGTCTTGACAGCATCGTCAGATTGCTGTGATAAGATATCGCCTATTTCAAGGTGGTTTTTACCATCGAGAACGCCTTTCCTGACAGTGCGTGAGATGGACTCTACTGCCTCTTCTTTGTACTTTCCCAGGCGAGTACGGTTGACTTCCTCTATCGCTCTAATCCGATCCATGTTGCGGTCGATGTCGATGCCGAGGTCGTTGTAATGAGTGTTAACTAGCTGCAGTGTGTCGTTATAGGCGCGCTCGGTTCTGTCGACGAACTTTATGAAGTCAGGCTCGAACGTCGATCGTATCTGATTGATGAAATCTCGGAGTGATTCCCCTTGAATTTCACCGCGCGAGATTAGGTCGAGCAGCTTAGACTTGAATACTTCATAGCCCTCATCGAAACTCAAAGGATTAATGATATCCCGCAGTTGCTTGCTAAACTGCTCTGCTCTTTGTCTGTCGATTGCCACTATAGAAGGCCTTTGGTCTGGTATTTCTGCAGGATTTCCCTGCGTAATGTTCGGTACTTTTCAACCAGATGACTCGCGCAAATTTCTATTTCATCACCCCATTCTTCAGTCAATGCAATCATTCGAAAAGCAGTTGATCTGTCATCCTGGGAAACCGCGTTTGATATTCGTCTTATCCTGGAAGCTAACTCATGGTCGAGGTTACCGTCGCGATTGCTCAATCTTCTCATAGTTTTAAGGACTCCTGTCGGTTAATCCTTACCTCAACGTAGCGTTCGAAGCTCTCAGTCGTCAGCCAGGCCGTTCCGCACTGAACACAGAAGTAGTACCTTCTGTCGATAGTGTCGTATTTGTCCTTGCCATAATTGACAATAGGGATCCTGACATCTTCCGTCGCGGTAAAGCCCTTATTTTTGCACTTAGGACACTTCAAGAGATGACCTCCACCTCTTTCGATATCCTTTCTTCGTGTCGTCTGGCCACTGCAATAACCTCACGGCCATCCCTGGCCAGCTCATGCACATAAGACCGGTCTCCTGGCCGCTCCGCCTCTATACGTTCGATCATCGCGAACCTGGCGTCCAGGTTGTCCATAATAGCGTTGAAGTCTGATGTTGTCATGATGCAAGTCCTTTACCTAAGGTTATGATGAATCAACGCGGTCTATGCCGCTTCTTTCAATGCCTCTTCTTCGTGCTCGTAAACTATGACCGGCTTTTGGCCGTGCAGCTGATAAAAGAACCTCTCGGTTCTGATTCGTTTTGCTCCGACCGTCCTTAGCACGTCGTCACCGAGTTTTTTGAGACGGTCTTTAAGGACCGATTTGATTGTCTTGATGCAATCGCCCAACCCCTGCTCTTCGAGCAGTTTGACCGTATGGTCGGAAGTCTGTATCGAAGTGGAATCCCGGTAACCGATATCGCCGCAAACCAGGCTAAGGCTCTTCTTATCTAAGAAGATGGTTTCCTTATTCTCAAACTCAAAGGTGGCAATTTGGCCTTCGATAACTTTCAGGCTTTCCTGCAGCGGGCGCTTTTTCTCCTCGGCCTTTAGATAAAGCGCTTCGACTTTCTTCTGCGTATTCGGGTCCATGAGTGCAGCCACCTTTTGTTTGGTGTCCTCCTCTATTTTGTTCATCTTTCTGTTCAGTTCTGCGATTTCAGACAGGGCCTTGTCGCATGCTTCTGTTGTTTGAATTCCGCTCATTGTGCGAACCTCCAAGTGATAAATGAAAAATATTGGTTAGGTCCGCCCGTTCTATAAATCCGCCTCTATGCTTTCTTTATTTCCTCAAACTCTGCCGGAAATACCGGATATTGCTGACCAAAAGGTATGTCGTCGAAGGACTCGTTTTTGAGCAAAATCAACCATGCGCTTCTCGACACCTCCCAGCTGCAGGATACGAACCTGGTAAATTCCGGGATGTTGGTTATACGGATGTTACCCCTGAAGAGCCGATAGGCATCCATCATGCTGATGAGCATAATCTTAAAATTGTTTTTTTCTTTAGCCATTAACTACCTTCCCGTATTCCTGTTCTTTACGTTTGTCTGCCAGGCGCTCCAAGGCTGCCTTGACCGGGTCCTTTTTGTTGTGGTTATCCGTCCTGAGTACATCGTGAACAGTAGTCTTACCTATGTGAGCTTCACGTGCTATCTTGTCGAGGGAAATGTACTGTTCATCGGTCTTATTGAGACCGGCGTTGAGCGCGTCCAAGGTTTCCTGGATGGACACCTCGAAGGCATCCTCGGTTAGCTGGGTCATTCCGGCGTTGTGGGCTTCGTACATCTTTTGTTCTACGTGGAAGTCCATCTCGAGAGGGAGGCGGTAGAGGGTTGCAATTCTCTCTCTAGCCGTACGTGAAATAGCATCACCGTATACGTGCTGCAGGTATCTCACACGATCGTCGTACACCATCCATCCGCTATTCTCATTGAGAGAAAGCATCTGTGTCCGCCATAGAACCTCTTGCCTCCGGGTGAGTTTGACAGCTAACGGTTCCTGGCCGATTAGTATTACCGAGAATAAAGGGGATACACCGTAGAAATCATCCTCACGAAGTCCTTTGATACATGCAAGCGTGTTCATGTGGTACATGTGAGCATCGTCAAGTACAATGCATATCCTCCGGTTCTCCTTGACATGCTTCTGTCCGACTAAACGGATAAACTGCCGGCTTCTTGCCTCCATATCCTGACGGACACTCTCCTGGGAAATGTCATAAATCACAGCTGAAAGTATGTGACCGACACGGAGCTTTTCCCGGTCCTTGCTGCGAACGTGGATGAATATAGGCGCGTTGTCCGGGTCGCGGCTGATACTGGCCTTGGCTGCCTTGACTACCTCAGTTTTTCCGGCGCCATACTTTCCCACAATTGCGAGCAAGGCGTTCTCCATAACCGCGTTTTTGACGTCGGTGACGAACATGCGGAACATGTCGCTGACGTAGGTCGTCTTCTGCTTTACTCCGAAGTAATCCAAGATTCTCCTGTTCATGTGCTTGTCTCCTGAGTGACATGATGGTTGCAATTTCACGACTCGCAGTCGCTACATATTTTGAATAGCTCAAAATCAAAATCTCCATCCTCTACCTTGCTTCTGCATTTTAGGCAGAAGCCCTGCTGTTTGGCGCATTCACGGCACAACCTGAAAAAGTGATAACAGTCACGATAAGTCAGGACGATGCATCCGTATCCGCATCCTTCGCAGATTTCAATTCGGTTCATCAAATGCCGAGCTCCTTTCTTGCGATAGAATCGATGAACTGTTCCTGTTTTTCATCACAGTCGACGATGAGAAGGAAGTGCTCCTCTTTTGAAGATATCTCTATAGTCCGAAAAACCTGGGCTTTAACCTGACTGCAGTAGTGACGTACAATAAAAAGTGATTCCAACGTTATGATCGGAAACTGGCAGAGCCTCATAAAGCCAACCTCATCTTGTTGGGTGAATCTTTGATTTCGTTAATCACTTCGTCTATCGATACCTTGCTAAGATCCTCCTCGAGCAGCGGGTCGAAAACATCGGACAGGTCATTATAGGTGTAACCGTACGCCCTGAGCTGCTCACCGACATAGACACGCGCCTGGTAAATGGTGGCGAAGTGCGTTTCCGTTTGCTTCATGAAAGGTGACTCGACCTCGACCTTTCTGGTTTTTGCAGGCATGAAAATTCGCTTACCGTCGATAGCGGGTTTTTCCTGAGCACGTCCTTCAATTTCCTGGCGATAAGTAAGATGCGGCCGGTGTGAGAAGTCGTCCATCTGACGGAACTGGAAAGGCTTGAGTATAAATGTTTTCCTGTCCTCTTCCTGAAGCTCTCCCATTACTTCGCCTGCGAGGTTTTTGTATACTCTGATGTTTTTATCCATGGCGTAAACAGGAGCTTCGAACGGCTCACCATTCAGACTCACCATGAGATCCTGACGTACAAGCCTGGTTTCGACCCGGCAGGCTATACGGAGAATGTCTTCGTCAACTTCTCTGGGCTGATGCTTGAGTATGCTTTTTCGGTAGGTGGCTTCACGGGTATCGTCGAGAATCGGGTGCTTCTTCTTTGCATCGTTTATGGTCATAAATTCATGTAGGAGCTCGTTGTATTCGGACAGGTAAATCTTGGCGCCGTCACCCATCTTGATGGCGAGTGGAAGCTCGAATTGTCGCCATAAGCTGGCGAAACCAGACTCTATCTTGCCTTGAGAGTCGTGGTTATATGCACCACTGTTTCTCAGGCGAATGCCGAGCGCCTGCATCACTGATTTGACTTCCTTGCGCTTATGAAAGCTTCCCTGGTCTGTCTTGAGCATGTCCGGAACGTGACGCATCGGATGGTCGTCCGGTGGGCGCTGCCAACAGTAATTGAGGGCGTCGAGTCCGATTAGGCCGTCCTCGCTCGTGGCCGCATATGCCACCGACAGCCTACAGCGTGAGTGTGAATCCTTGAGCTGTGCCAGCCAGGTGCGCAGACGCCGGTCTCCTTTCTTATAGTGCAATTCACGGCCAGATACCTTGAGCAGATAGTCGCCCGCATTATGGTCGTAGCTGGTCAGCTGGAAGTATTTGCTCCTTGAAAAATCCAGCTGATGCTCCTGGTTGGCATAGTCCGCCTCGACCCGAACCTTTGGATCTCGTATGCGGAAACCACTTTCTTCCAGCCTACGGTTGACTGTGCTGACGGTAAGACATTCCGCTCCATCCACACCCTGGTCGCGCAGCATGCCGATGCATATTTCAGTCGCCACCTCCCGATCGCCCAGTCCCATGCCAATGCCTTTCATTTTTATCTGTGCAATCATATCGATAAGATCCTGATTATGCCTCTTAAGCCGTTTCAGGTTTTTCTTCTTGCCGAACTCCCGTCTGAGAGCCCGGTATATACTGTCTTTACTGATACCGAAGCGGTCGGCATACTTCAGGACGACCGCAGATTTGTTGCCATGTCCAGCCCGCTCGATTTCCGCCTGTATAGCCTCCAGGTCGAGCTGATACATTTAGGCCTCTTCTGATTCGGTTTTAATGTCTATGGAAAAATCACAGGTTTCGACAAGCTGCCAGTGGCACTGGCTGCACTCCCGGCATACTATTTCAATCTCCACCAAATCTTCCCGCATAAATCTCGCATTGATCTCCGAGTTATCCGAATCGAATGTTGTTGAACAGCTATTGCATTGCATCCACATCTCCGGGTTTGGTTGTGTTTAATTTGCGGTAGGTTTCCCTGCTACCCTTGGCGGCGACGCGCTGCAGCCCTACGATAAGCTTGCTGGCCTCGTGCTTCAGTAGCATCGGGACGTCGCATTTCTTGCCGGTCTGGCGCTCGATGAATTGAAACAGGCCTTTATTAGTCCATCCAAGGGTTGCCACCAGGGCCGCTATCTTGCGGGCCTGCGAGTCGGTTATTCTCTTGCCGGTGCCCTGGCCTTCAAAGCGTGGCTCTTTGTATCCGGTGTGTTTGCGCAGCAGCGTTATGGCCCGCCCGGCCTCATGCATGTCGAGGTCTTTGGTAGATGTGATTCCGGCGAAATTCTGAGCGAGGAAGTCGCGGTAGTCTGATTCTTCCCGGAAAACCTTTGCAGCCGCCGTGCGCAAGGCCTTAATCTGATCCTTGCTTATCGACTTTCTTACGACGGCTCTCGATTGCAGCTTTGGCATCTTTCAGACTCCTGTGTTCAGAACTGACTTCGTTTGCATTCAGGACCGCATAAATTGGCTCGAATTCAAGTTTTGCTATTCTGACGCCCTGGTATAGAAAGATCCGATACGTTGGCTTCGTCTTGATATTCATGCTAATAACCTCGGGACATGTTGAAGAGTAACCGAAGAGACGTAGCAGCCGTCTGGATAGATTCTTCTATGATTGATTTATCCATAGAAAGCTCGTCATCGGAACAATAATAGCGGTTTATGCTTGCTCTTACTAATTCTCCGGCTTCTTCCGCAACGATAGCTGCTCGATGAACCGGGTCTTTCGGCCATACCGGGAACTTTGTTTCGGTGCGATGTAATTCGTCTAGTACAAGGCCAATAATTAGATCCTCACGGTGTGTCGTAGGACGTACAGATGGATCAATCATTCTGTTGTGAATACTCCTGCAATTTGAGCATTCCAGATGCGCTGTAAAGTATCCCATTCTCTCAGAATCTCCGGGATTGTACTTGACAAGACACATTGTTGTCTCGTCAAACGTTTGATCGCAGATAGTACAAGTCATTCGTATGCCTCCAGTTCTTTCACCAGAAAAAAGTAGTTGTTCTTGGCCTTCTCGATTGAGAATTGCATGCGCTTGATTAAGTCGAGCATGTCGCGTTGAATCCCGTCCGGGTCGGTTTCGTCCACGCCGGCCTGGACCATGTACTGCTCTGCTTTGTAGATATGCTCGCGGGCTGACTCCATCATGCGGCGCTTGTCCTCGATTTTGCTAGCCTTGGCCCCGTACATTGACTGTATCTCTTCGGCATCCCTGGCGGCTTCCAGGGCATCCTGCCGGTCCTTGCGGGCGAGTTCCAGCTCTGCTTTCATCTGCTTGCATTCCTCATCGAGCTTCGCATACTTGGCCGCACTTTTTTTCTTGAAGTCAATCATCTCCCTGGCAACGTTGGCGGTTTCTGTTTCCGAGTCCGTCTCCATTTCCTCAAAGTCGGCGTCGTCTATAGAAGCTAGAAGAGTTGGAAGACTTAGGCTTAATATGTCCGGTTTGGATTCGGATGAGGGCCTATCATCTGTTCGCGAAACGAACAAGTTGTTCATTTTTTGAACATCTATCTTGCCGTTCGTCTGAAACTCATCGAACTTTGGAAGATAATGATTTGCAATTTTGAGATGTTGATACGCTTTTGTTCTACCGAATGGAAGTTTGCGTTCACAGTAATCCTTGAAAGAAGAACATCCCATCGCAATCCAGAGGTTTTCGTCGTGGACCATTTTAATAACAAAAGCCCTTATAAGATCAAGTCGGTTGATTAGGCTTTCAGCAAGTCTGGCCCTCTCCATCATTTCCCGTGATACTTGGACATAATCTCCCACATCGTCAACCCACACCATCATAGGCGTTTCTACCTTAGCTACCTCTTGTGTTTCAGGCAAGGTAGCCGGGCCTGTCCCGTGACCCTCAGCGTTATTATTTCCTGCTTTGTCTTTTGCCTTATTGTTCTTTGCCATTTGCTGGACTCCTTTCTATGAATTGTAATTTATAGGCCTGATCCATGGTGAGATGGCCGTCTTCAACCAGGTTGAGCGCCCAGCGGGCGGAGCGGGCCACAATATATTCATGCATAGTCTTTCCCTTTGGTCGACCTGGTCTTCAGTCCTGACAAAAGACCGATCCAGTGCCCCGGTAGTCGATGCCGGTCTTTTTTTGAATTACCCACAGAAGACCGCTGCGGACCATAATGAGTAGACGGATGTTAAATGACTTGGAATCCACTTTCATGCCTGAGCCTCCTTCTGGCGGGTTTGAGATGGCATCCAATAGCGCGCCATCAGAGGTCGAGCTCCTCGAGGACATGCTTTATAAGAGCAAAGTCCTCGTCGAAAAATATGACATCCCCATCGTGGTCGACCAGGTCCTCCGGGACAAGAGCGAGGATATCGGCGTCCCGATGAGGAGGAATCTCGCGGTAAATTCGGAGATTCTCACCCGTCTATTATCTTCATGCCTGGGCCTCCTTCTGGCTTAGGACCTGCTGGACGCGCTGACGGGTGACACCGAAGGCATAGGCCACGCGTCCGTAGGATTTAACCTTGTTGAAGTAGACATGCCATAGCGCATGCTCGTAGGGTGTGTCAAGGATGTCGTCGATAATGCAGACGTGATGAGTCTTTAGATTCAGTCTGTCAGCTATTCTTGCAACTTGCTTATCCGAGCACTCTAGTCGTTCGGCAATCTTGGTGTAAGAAAATCCTATTTTGCGCATGGCGACGATACGTCCATAGTCTATTTGCATTGTTCGACCCCTTCCTTGAGATTGAATGATATGCGGCGTACGCAAGGCAAAACGCGCTGCGTGTTGGCCATGTTATCGTAGTAAACCCTGGTGCCGTTACCGTAGCACTCGGGGCAGTTACTGCCACAGCCGCGGGTAACGCCGACACGACCATGCTTAACGAGTTGCTTCATCAGCTGAAACATGTTCTGTTCTTTTTGCATTGTAGACCTCTGCTTTGTTGTAAATCATGCGGCCACAGTCACAGCAGACGTGTCCTTCTTCGGTATCTTCGAACTGGATGACGGCGAGTTCCACCATCGGTCCGGAGCAATCAAAACATATCCGCATTGAGGACTCTTACTAGGGTGAGTGAATCGGCATTACCTTCCATGCGCTCGTTGCAACCCCATTCACCTGTAGTAAAGGACTGATAAACTTCACACCATACGCTGTCCGGCTGCGGCACTCCAAGCTGTCGTCGCAACTGCATAATCAATGTGGCTCTGCGCATGTTCTCGAGCTCCAGTCGTGACATGAGGTCACTGTTCAGGGACATGAGCGCCTGCTCGTGATAGACGCGGTTGGTCAGAATGTCCTCGTAGCGCTCGACTATGTCATCCATGCTGGTGATCTGTATCACGTTCAGGATAACGGAGAAAAGAAAAAGGGTTGGAAAGATAATCTCTTTCAACTTCATGATGGTAAACTCCTTAGAATGGTAAGTCGTCATGGTCGTCGTCCTCCAGGTCCTCCCAGTCCTCCTCTTCACGCAAGTCTTCGAGCAAGCGTTCATCGATTAGAGCGATCTGCCGGTCAGAACACTTTTTTATGTTATTGCACAAGCGCTCGAGTTTTGCCTCGATACGGTTGACGACAAGGCGCAGAGAATTGGCAGCCATACGGAGGCTGACAGGTTCGTCGAAGTGAGTCGATTCGATATCATGCTGGATGTCGTCGATGATTTCGAATAAGTGGTTGGCGTTCAGAGGAATCATCGAGGTGCTCCCAGGTAAACCGGTTCATGAATTTCATGACGGAGGCCGCTGCTGCAACAACTGCAGGGGAAGGAGTAGATCTCTTTGCGAAGATTGACAGACTCCCTGTCAAGCTTAAATCCGGATCTGCTGCAGCGGATATTCCAGTCGTTTTCGACTGTGATCTTGGCTCCGCATGAGCAGCATGCAGAGTCTGCAAAAACTATGGTGAATTGCCCGTTCATCCTGATGATCTCCTTATTTCTTCGAGGATATTTCTTCCCGCATGCGCTCGGCTTCTTCTTCCAGGCGGCGGATTTGGTGCTCTATCTGGTTCAGCCTCACAACCTGCTTTTCCTCCCAGTCGAGCAGCCTGCAGCCGAAGGAACCCAGTACGATGCGGGCGACTTCGACGTTGCCGGTGGCGATACAGAACGCCGGTAGCCATTCGAGCGGAAAGCGGTTATGTTGTTTTGGAAGGTGCGGTCATGGCGTCCAGCGTGGTCTTCGCCACGTCCTGACCGAGGTACCGCGACATGAGTGCACATAGTTCGTAGCGTCTGTCTTCCCTGAGACCTCCCCACGCTTTGATCGCCTTGGACAGGGCCAGGCGAACCTCGGTGGAAATGTTGAGCTGCCCCGGTTGCATATAGTCCTCCATTGTTGTTTTGTCTATCTCAACATCTAAATTAGATGTGCTGTTTTGACTTTCCATTTTGGATATTGCCCGTTGATTTAAAAGAGTTAATTTCACATATTGTTACGGTAGAAGATGCTGAAGAGTGCTGCTAGGCGCTTTGATCTACGTCCGCCATTCAGCCAATTGCTAAAATAGGTACGTGTATATCCGAGGTTTTCGGATATCCTCTTCTGTGTCATCTTCCTCCTTCCATGGGCGGCCTGTAATTCGTGCAGCATCCTGAGCCGTCTGAGTCTTATCTCATCAGAGTTTATTGGTATAGTGTTCATCGGCATTTCCGGTATTTTCTATATAAAAAGTGTTCACAAAAGTTAGAAAAGGTATACAAACGATAGCAAAAGAATAGATATTGCGCAAGTGGAAAATGTAGAAAATACAAGAAAGTCACAAAGAGCAGACCGGTTTATGCAGTTTATAAGGTATTTGGGTTATGAAACTGCATCAAGATTTGCTAAAAATACAGAAATCAGCCATTCAACCGCCTACAATTTGGCGAAGGGAGGTAAGCCGAATGCTAAGACACGGTATATTCTAAGTGAAATGGGGGCCAATATTGATTGGCTCATTGAAGGAAAGGGAGAATCACCGCTTACTGGGAAGGAAGAATCTAGGGTAAAAGACTATGAATATCCCAGCATCAAGGAGAAACCCGCCATGTACGGCCAAAGGTATCCTAGAGACTTCATGGGTTCAAAAAGTGAATCCGATTCTTTTAGAACGGTTATGGAATTAGTATCAAAGGACCTGGATAAAAAGCAGCTCATAATCCTACAGGCATTTATTCAGGACATCCTGGAAAGGGAGAAATCAAAGTAAATATGTCGAAATAGACAGCATACTTAGCTGTTGTTTTATGTTAAGGGAATATCTAAGATTAAAATCCAAAAAGGAAGGAAGTATTTGCTATGAAGACCTTAACTGCGTTCGTTGTCATCATTTCTATAATCGGCTTTATAGTCATAATATCTCAAGCCATCGTGGATCCTCTTCGACTGCCGGATAAATCTGATTTCAAATTAACCCATGCGATGCAGAGAAGAGCTGACAGTCTTAGGACCACAGTAAAAAGTTATTCCCCGAAGGTCAAGGAGAAGAAGTTTCTGAAAACTGTGAGGAAAGAACGTGATGAATTCCAGGAGACAACATGGATACATTCGGACAGGGACATCGTTTGTGAGGTAGAACCATACAGATATATTGAAATCTACTTGTACATTGGAATCGAAGATAACGGCAGTAAATTCCTAAAGATGTACACAAGCTATAGAGACTCAAGAATCGATCTGGATCATGAAGTCAGATGGATATTCTATGATAGAATCTACTTAGTATCGAACGGAGTAGTATCAACATTCAGTATTAAAAGTTGGGACAAGAAGACTGAAAACAATAAACGCAGGCTCAAGGAGTGGGCACACCTGAATGTTGCTCATGAAGAGGTCAAGCGGTTCGCTAATTCAAAAGATATAAAAGTGAGATTTGAGGGTGAATACAGACACGATTTCAAAATGACACCAGGACAACTACTCGCTTTCAAAGATATTATACAGCAATACGAACTGCTTTAAAAGCAGGAATCATTTCGGCGGAACGGGGAGCCGCCGCTTCCTGGTTTGGGAGATTTCCCAGTTGGCCAGTCTCGATTGGATCAGGTTTGCTTCTTTGGTTAATTCCATCAGACGTTCCCGATTCATGGGTTTTAAGAGCTCGCGTGCAATTTCATCCTTCCGGATTTTTGCATTTAGAACCCAGTCCGGTTCTACGGCGAGGTCCGGCAGCCCGATGTATTTCGCCAGGGCGCTGGCCATTTCGTTCTCTTCCTTTTTGGCGCGCTCGGCTTCGGCTTCCACCTGGTCGAGCACCAGGTTCTCCCAGCGGCACGGCATCTGCCCGGAGCTATATATGAAGTACAGTATCGACTTCGGTTTGTAGCGCAGTTTGGCCTGCTGCATATCGTCTATTATGGCCTTGACTCCCAGGCGGTCGACGTACCTGGCTATCTGCTGATCCCACCTGGTGGTATCGCCCATGCTGGTGTACGGAGCCTTGCCGGTCAGTCTGGTAAATTCACACTTCACCCTCTCCACGGCGTTTTTGTTGCGCTTTAGATAGAGCCACCCTTCCTTATCCCAGAGCTTGCGGACGAAGTAGACCAGTTCCGGGTAGCGTTTTTCTTCCAGGAGTTTGCCGATGAATTCGATCATGGTCTAGAGTTCACCCTGCGAAGATAGCGGCGCCGGCTGTATTCACCGGAAGCTCCTGATTCACCTGGGCCGGAAGATAAATCATTTATGAGGCTGTCTACACCTGAAAAAACGAGGGTTCTCTCTGCAAGTGAAAGGGTATCAGCCCACCAGCCAATTGCGTATATGTCAAATGCCCCGTCGTAAATTGTTCCACTTTTCGTCGTACCCAGATAGGGATCATAATCTGATAAACATCCATCACAAGGCTCCTGAGATGTAACACGATTCCCAGTTCCAACTGTATTTTCCGGGTCGTCCACATATAGGCGCAGAATCGTCGACGTTACTCCTGCCCCACCTCCGTTGTCGAAGACAGCCATAAAGGAGTGCCAAGTAGAATCATCCGGAGCGGATGTCGCATCCGTAACGGCAATTACGAGTCTATTCGGCGGGTCATCAGATCCAATATCGAACCCAAATCTTGGTGTCGGATTTTCATTTGTTAAGTAATTGAATTTAACTGATTGTAATCCACCTGCATTGGTGAAAGCATTGGTGTGAAAAATTGGATTTACCAGTTTCCCGTTGTTGAAAACCTTGACATGAGCAAAGAATGTAAACCGTTGAAATCCGTGCATACTCCAAGGTGTTCTTTCTTCCAGACCAGCATTATCAGAATCATAAATGGCGCTAGAATCATTAGTTACCGTGCCTCCATAGAAACGAACAACGGGATGGTCATTTAACGTTGGTTCTGATTCCACATAATGTGGACCCTGAGCCGAAGTAAATGATCTAAAGAACCATTCATCCGCAGCTTCTGCATATTCTCCCCACGTGGCAAACCAAACCTTTCCAAGTCCTGAGCTAGTTCCAAAAACTTCCCCATCGGATAGGTTCATTATCGAATCCGCGGTATGAAACACTTTGAGGTCCGGTATATTTAACCATGCCGTCTGTGCGCTCGCTGTACTGCAAGACAATAATAATAAGTACGCAGCTAATCTATTCAACTTATGAGCCTCCTTATGATTATCGGGATTAATATAGCCATTGCCAGCTCCCCCAGGTCTCCCATGTTCCCGCTGCAGCAACCTTCCCACTCAAAACGATACGCCGACTCGACCTCGAGAAATAACCAGGTCCAGAAGACTCTGAAAACAGCCGTGCGGTGATCTTCCTTGAATATGAACAGCACAAGGTACGACACCATGATGAAGAAGGCGTTGGTTGCCGTTGTCTCATCCAGGCGCATACCGATGGCGAAGGCGTGATTCATAATCTCGAACGTGAATATGAATATCGTCATATCAGTGCCAAATGAGGTTAAATCCAACCAGATAGATATCGGCATCCTCTGCCTCAGATGCCGGATCCTCACGTACGATTTGGATAAGAAGAAGACTATTTGGACTCGGACTCCAACTTTGAGGTTCCCCAAGTTTTATTCTTTCCAATGTATTGGCAGTCGTTCCCATCCGCCACCCCAGCGTGTTCGTGGCGCTTGGAACAGAATTTATTATCTCATCCCCGACGTTCCAGGCATCATATGCCAACGCGAATTCCGTACTATCCCCGTCAGTTTCTTCGTGGTACAGATATAATTCAATCGAATCGATCTCAACGAATTGAGGGGGCAGCCAGATAGTGAAATAGGCCCTATTATATCCCCCGGATTCATCTGAGAATCTTAGAACTTCTTCGATTGCTTGCCCTGAAGTACCATTGAGCGTATCGAGAATAGCGCCCTTTTCGCTTGCGGTACTCCCTGAGTCAGGTTTCATCATGGCAGCAGCCGGAACCCATATCGGGCGATTGTAGAAGTGTAGTCCGTTATGAGCGGATAACATTGTCGGATTACCATTTTCGTCTGTTACGATTGTGTACCTGTTAATGCGCAATGTATCTATTTCCCCGCCGCCCGAGTCGAAAACTGCATTTGTATCTCCGCTTGCAGTTTTTATCACAAGATATCTGTTCACACGGAGTGAATCAGTACCGATTTTTTTGTTCTGTGCGCCGAGTGCAGATGCAAGTAGAGCCACAATAAGAATTGAATGGCTTATAATTCTCATGTGCGTTTTCTCCTGTCGTAGATGTAAAGGCTTATTGCGATGATCGTGAAGCGATCGGTTATGAGGATGGTGCGGGCGTCCATCTGTTCGCGGCTTATCTCGTAGGTTCCGGACAGGCCTGGCGCGGTGAATAGGTGCCGGTCGGCCAGGTAGTCGATGACCTCCGAGCTGAGCGCCATATTCGCGTTCTTATGGGTGACCTTGTCGAGGACCTGACTCTCGGTTACGACCAGCAGGTCCATCTGGTGGAATTTCTCCTGGGCTGCCGGGCGTCCGTCGATATACATGACCAGGACGCAGGGCAGAGCATTGGTCACCTTTCTGGCATTGTCGCGCAGCTGCCCGGCGTAGGCTTCTATCTCCTTAACCTGTGAGGTTGGAAAGTGCACCGACAGATGATTGATGAGTGCTTGCTGGCATGTGTACATGTCAGTTGACCTCGTACCACAGTTCGTCGTTCTTGGTGAACCCTTCGTCGAAGAGTCGGTCCTTGGCGGTGATGCTGATATTGCCGGTACTGATAAGTCCGCCCTCGAGCAGTTTTTTGGTATTGAGATAACGCATGATGATCTGCGGTTTCTCTTTGAACTCGGTATCGCCGTGCTTGTACATAAAGCAGTTGTAGGCTGCGATGTTGAACAGATGCCGGCGCAGCGGATCCGTCATGTCGTCCGACGTAACCGTAATGAAGTTCAGGAACTCGGATTCCGCCAGGTCGATAGCTTTCTGCAGGAGTTCGTCGGCGCTGAACTCCGTGGAGATTCCACAGTAGAGCTCCCAGTTCGGCAGGTTGCACTTGACATACTCCGGCGTCAGGAGCTCGGTATCGTCTTCCTCGCAGCTGATATCGTTGCTGATTATCTCGATGGTTACCGGTATCGGCTCTGAAACGCTCGGCACCTGCCCGGCGCTGCCGACGATGATCGTGAATCCTTCGTTGGTTGGAGGGTTATCCGGATGCAGGTTTACAATGGCATCACCTATAACACTGAGGATTGCGACGGTCGGAGCCAGGGAGTACTCCAGGCTGGCGAGTACGGAATACGCGAAGAACTGGTTATCCTCGGTGACGCTTATGGTGTAGATTCTGCGTGTGCTCATTGGGTTGTTATCCTCCTACGCTTAGGCCCGGTTTCACCGCCAGAATCAATTCCAAAATCCAAGAGATAATATTCCTCGATTTCTTCCTGTGTCAAGGCATCTGTTTGCCATATCCTAATGTTATCGAGTATCCCGTCAGCCGTTCTGTTTAACGTTTGATTATTTCCTATACTTAGAACGTTATTATTCGTGACTGGGTTATCCGCAATTGTTCCTCCACCGATTTCAACCGCATCTCTGTAGAATATTACGGTTCCCGAGTTTGCTGTGATGGCGAAGTGGTGCCACGTACCGTAATCCAATATACTATCATCACTATTTACATCAGTTTCACCGATATATCTTAGGTCATCTGATGCATTTGCAGCAAATAAGTAACCCCAGCTACCGCCTTCAAACTTGTTGACCAGTCTCCCGAAATCCCCTTCGCCATCACTTTCCAAATTTGCACATACCATAATTGTGAATGTGTCGCCGGATAAATCAATTATGTCAGAGAACGTTATAACCCCATTTTCGCCATTATTCTGGGCTCGGCGCCGGATAGGGTTTTGATTTCCTTGGCTGTTATGAAATGCAGCTCCTGGCTGATATCAAATTGCTTTGCTGCAAATACCTTGTCCCACAGTTCAAATATCTTGCTCATACCTCGTAGTTAGTGATGACATACTCTTTTATTTTCCCCCGACCATCTGCCTTGCAGTTGACGGCCCGGCTCGCGAGCACGGTGTTCTTGTTGAAACCCCGATAAAGCTTGCTGATGAAATCAGTATAGGAATTGCTCATCATCACCAGGCAGCCCCGTTGATCCAGTTCAGCAAAGACATCCCGCAGTTTTATTTGCTCGTCCTCGAGGAAATTTTTCTCGTGGTAATTGGTGAACTTGGCTGTGCCGTTGAGAGGATAGTATGGCGGGTCAAAGTATATAAAGTCCCCTCGTTTCGCTTCCGCGATCGCTTCTTCAAAAGGTAAGGATGTCAGCTTAACTCCATCGAGGGCGGCCGCAACCGCAAACAGATTTGATTCGTCAAGGATAGCTGGATTATTGTACTTGCCAAAAGGCACATTGAACCCACCGCTGGAACTCTCACGATACAGTCCGTTATACCCTGTTTTGTTCAGGAATATAAGATGCGCGGTTTTATCAAGCGAGCCGTCGTTTAGTCTGTTGTATTTATCCCGTATTTCGTAATAGAACCCGCTTCTTTCGCTCTCTGACTGCTTACTGTAGTTGTTTTGCAGGCGTCGCAGTCGCTTTACCAGTTCAGCCGGATCCACTTGTACATGCTGATATACCGCAATGAGAGTTGTGTTAATGTCATTCAAAGATGCCCTTTTAGGTCTGACGTCAAAGAAGACGGCGCCACCACCCAAAAAGGGTTCAAAATACCGCTTGAAGTTGAGCGGATAAAATTGCCGAAGTTGCGACAGCAGCTGCGTCTTACCACCGACCCACTTCACAAATGGTTTTGCTCCGGTCCTGCCGTTGGCTGCAGTGCTCGAGAGAGTGGATATTTTCATGCGATTTGCTCCTGGCTGACGGACTCGCCGGAGATACCGCTCACCTCACCTTCAAAAGTCACCGGTCCGGGAAATACGATCGTCGTGTCATTGACTCCCCTGATGATTTTAACACGGATGGTTTTGTAGAAGACATGCACTGCATTTGTATCCGCAGCCACGCGGCCACGGTGGATAGCGCTATCGCCTTTGGCCGGATACAGACTGTGCGTTGTCTGTGCCTGCAGTGACACGGCTGCAAGCGCTCCAATCAGTGTGGCGGCTCTGCAGGAGCGTCGCCCTCCCATTATTTTCATGTATCAAGTCCCTTAGTTAAATCCGTGAGGATGTCATTGATATCGGTGGCGACTATCTCCCCGATGTCGGATTCGTCCTGGTCGTTCAGACCGAAGAAATGGCGGATGTTTGCGCCGGACTTGCCGACGCCCTCACTGTCGTGGTAGGCGGCTATTTTGCGCTTTTCCGGGTCGAGTATATCCACTTCTACGCCTGAGAAGTTTTTAAACACGACGTGGTCCATCTTGTGCATCATGCCGTCGATGTCGTTGAACGTTAGATTGACCACATGCGTAGGCAGTCCGGCCTTTTCCCGTTTTTCTGCATAGGCGTCCGAGTATGGCTTGAACGGGCGGCCTTCGACGTCGACACCCTTGCGGGTGCGGGTCTGGACGCGGCGAATGACGGCGAGCCCAAGTTTATTCATTTGGGCCTGAGTTTGCAGGTTGTCGAGCAGTCCGGCGAGGACTTTATTGACATCTTCGAATTCTGCCATTTGCTTATCGGGCCTTTCTAAACCAGTCCAATTTGCTGAATACCCTCTGTTTAATCGGTATGAATATGCCCGTCTCGATGTAGGCCCAGATCATGATATAGGCCGTCGCCAGCGCGTCGAGTCCGTCGAGCTTCCCCTGGGCTTTGCCGAGTGAGAGATACTGCGCCCGGAACTTCCGGAAATCCGGCGTATCCATAATTTGCATGGCGTAGTATATCATCGAGGTCTGGTGCGGATGCACCAGGGTAAGAAGCCGGCTTTCCTTATCGGCGCCTCGGTGCTCGGTGACCAGGTCTTTGGCGTTGTGCATTGCTATCGGCAGTGTCTTTTTTCGCTTCAGCATCCAGTCGGTGTAATAGGGGGCTGCAAAACCCCACTGGTTGAAGTCGTTTTCGAACAGAAGGACTTTCCAGAAGGGCACTCTGGATCGTAGCGCATCGACGTAGTCGAAGACCTGGAAATATCCTTCCTTGCGTATGTACATGTCCAGTACGACCACTTCGTTCTTGTCTGTAGCGCCGACCGTCGCCAGGCCCTTGTCGCATGCGCTGGGTGAGGTTCCGTGTGCCGGATCGATTGCGGTTATCGATGCGATAATCTTGACCAGGTTCGTGTTTATACTGCGCAGCCACTCCGGGTCCATGACGTCGCCCTTGACGGCAGGCTCATCCATATAGTCGCCAGCCCAGACATCCCAGGGCAGGTCCTGCTTGAATTCTCGCCACCTTTCTGTCGTCCGGTATTCCGGCCAGGTGCTTTCACCGTTTTCATCGAGCGCAGGAAGGCCGAAATGATTTTTGGGATTTTTATTTCTCAACGTAACGACAGGCGCTTCTTCTGCCGTTGCGTTGCAGAGCGTGACGCTTATGCCGTCATCCTCCATCTGTCCGGATACTTCATACTCGATGAAATCCACGACACGCTCAGTCCAGTTTTTTGACGTGACGTTGGTCTTGTCGTACAGGTCGTCATTTACGGCTCTGCGCACCCGTATAAATTCATCGTCCGTTATGCTGCGCATACCTTGGCGCACCGACCCGTTTACCAGTCTGGTGTTATTTACGATGTAATTTCCTTTCAGGTCCTGCTGAATCTCGATACGATAGTCGTACATGAGAAGAGGGTTTTTTTTTATGAGGCGCAGGATGGCCGCCGTACGCTCCAGGCTGATGTCGTCAGTCTGGCAGTTTATCACTAATACGCCGCCTATACCCTGGGCAAGTGCCTTAACGATGTAAGAGATATAGACGAAGGCTGATTTGCCGGATTTACGGAATCCTGATCTCGTGTACTTTCCGGGTCCAAGATTCGCCGTCCTTCTATGCAGCTCATTGAATGGCAGGTGGAAGATACTACGGAAGTATGTACCGCAGAACTCCAGGTCGTCGGCGTCGGCACGCTTGCGGCGGTCTACCTTCTTTTCCGGTGTAAATTCCGTTTCGACGAATTCGAAGCGCACAGAGTCCAGGAAGTGCTCGAACTGTTGATCCATCTGTTCGAATTTGCGTTTTTCTGCCATGGCTATAAAATACCCATCCGGACGGCTGAGCATCCAGTTACAGCGGCTCGGCGTTCCGAACGGCTCCCGAACGGCATTCCGGCGTTGAAACGCGATTCTATGGGGGTGTCTGAAACCCCGTTTTTAATGCTTTCCACGGAATATCCACTTGCTGATTATCCAGGCGATGACAAAAACAATTATCAAAACGATGACCGGCATCTTAGCTGAAGTCGTTAATGAGTCGTGCACGGATGTGGTTTTTGAATCCCTGCACTGCTTGAAGAAGTTTGTCATCTACGATCGACGGTTCGTTCTTCTTGCAGTACAGGACGAAGTCCATGAGCATCTGATACATGACCGGAATCTGAAGCTCCGGCTTCGTCAGTTTCTCCATGCTGGACTGCAGCTTGACCAGCTGGTCGGCCTCCTTTGATGTCGTCCAAGGTCCGTTAAGAAGATCCCATATGCGTTTTAAGATCTGGTTAGCCATGTTCTGTGGCGACATTTCCAGGTACATCTGGTCGATACGTTCCTGTCGGTAGTCATTCCAGCTCTTGCCGCTCTTATCCTTCTTTTCCGCCCAGTTCAGAACCGTTTGGACTGACGGTTTACCACCATTCTGTATCGAGATGGCGTGCGCGCTCAGTTCACGTTCGACGAACATGAGCTTACACTCATTCTTGAAGCTTTCCGGGTAGACTTTCATCAGTCGAGCAATCCTAAGCCCTGCGGCTTGATTATAGGCTCTTGATTTTCGTCGACGTCCAGCCCGAGCTTACGGTATTCGTCCGGGCTTACGGTGCCGCCATGACGCCAGAACATGTCCACCAGGTCAGCATGTTCCTTGCGGTTCAGCGGTTCTGATTTGTCCAACGAGAAGACAGGGTAACGGTTATCGCCGTAATTTCTTTGCTGTATTAAGCGAATGAGAAGCTGCATGTACGAATCGATGAAGTACATATCGTCGACTGCGATCTCTAGCTTTACGTTGTACTGGGTGTTATTCTCACCCACCTGCAACCCCTTTGATGCTTCTACGGCATTCGCGTGACCCAATATTGTAATGCTTATACCCTTATCGGATGTGGCCACAAAACGGTCGTGATCGCCGGTCGTACGGGTAGTCTCGATAATCTCAATCTTGGTGCCGTCAGGTTTGATGCCGCGCGAGCTCCTGGCGATGGCGTCGACGGCAGCCTGCAATTCGGTTTTGGTGTCAGTGCTGGAGCCGGGCGGGTAGTTTCCCATGATGATGCCTTCCCCGAACGTTTCTATGAAAGCAGCCCACGACTCGAGACCGAAGTCTTTCAATATAAAGTCGCGCAGGACCGGGAAAAGTATCGGCATCTCCTTCGTTTCGCACACTAGGGCCTCGGGTGGAATCTCCTCTAGATTTTTTCCGTGGTCAATTTTGAGCTTTCCGTCTCCCCGGAGGTCGTAGCGAAAATATTTCTGATCATACGACTGGTGTGACACCGGGACTTGTTTCCCGTCTACTATATCCCACTCAAAGTCTATGACGCTGAATTTCTTCAGGCGGGCCTGGTGGATGTCTTTGAAGAGGCTCCGGTGGTCAAGGTTCTTTATAATGCCCTTAATCCATTCGGACCGGTCTCTATCTCCTGGTTCATCCGAATAAGGTTCGATGACCCATTGCTTTTGAAATCCAGCCTTGCGACCGACCAGGCAACCGGCGACATGGCTGTCCACTTCCGATCTGTTCATCATCTCGATGACTTCTCGATAGATGCCCTGGCGATAGTTTGTGTAGGCCGTTTTATAGAAGTTTGGGTTGAATTTGACGGTCGGTATTCCGATCCGTCTGTCCACATTCAAAGCCATTTGGCAGCACCCGGTTAGTTACGTTGCGCTAAAGATAACAGATTTGGGTGCAGGCTCTAAGCGGAACAACTCCAATAATATTATTGGAATCGCTCTTCTTTGCAGGTTGGGTTTCTTGTGTTATTTTGGGGGCGTAAAAAAACCATCAGGCCGGGAGAGCCGCGTGAATTCACTTGATAAAATAATCCGATTCTTTACAAAATCAAGATTCTTTTTGAATCGTTCGTCCGCCCTGTCCGATAAACGGCTGCCGAAGGGTTTCTTCTTCAACGCGGTCGACATAAAGACGGACGATGAGTTTACGAAGATTATTCCGATCGGCTCCTTTCCTGAGCACCCGTATGGTGCGCATGAGATTACTTTGGCAGATGTGCAGTCCATGTACAATAATTTCCAAAGCCGCGGCACTGACCTCCTGGTGGATTACGAGCACGGTTCGCTATGGGGTGAAACAAAGGCGGCGGGATGGTCTCCGGAGGTTCAGGTGCGTGATGATGGGCTCTATATGAAGTATCCGGAGTTCACGCCCGTTGCGAAGAACGCCGTCGACGCCAGGGAATACCGGTACTTTTCGCCTGTATACAATCTCCAGGCGAAAGACAAGCAGGGTAATCGTGTCGGAGCCGTAATAGACTCGGTCGCGATAACCAACCGGCCTTACATGGTTCGAGAGATCCAGCACATCAGAAATCAAAAAACTGTCCAGGAGGATGAGATGAAATATTCGGAAGAACTCAAGAAAAAGCTCGGACTCGCAGCCACGGCCACCGACGATGAAGTGGAAAAGAAGCTGGATGATGCAGTGAAGGCGATGAACGATCATGCGAATGATTCTTCGGTTGAGAAGGATGACGAAAAAGATGACGCAGATAAGAATGTGAAACCCGAAGAGTCAGCCGTCCTCAACTCAGTGATAAGTCGTCTGGATGCTATTCAGAAGCGTCTTGATGACGGGGACAACAAATCGAAAGACGAGAAGGTTGAGGCGCTGGTAAACAGCGCAGTTTCTTCCTGGAAGATTACGGCCGCTGAGAAGGATGTGTATATGAACGCGGCCCGCAATGACTACGAGGGAACCAAGAAGATTGTCGATGCCAGAAAAGTCAATGCGGTGCGGCCGGGTCGTATGCCCATAGATGAAGATCGGAAAGCCGGTGGCGATGTCGGTGTGAACCGACTCCAGTCATGCGCGGACTATATCCGTAGTCAGAGGGCGGTTGCATAGTTTTGGTCCGGAACGGGCGATCTAGAGATGAATTAACCTTAGTATGAGGATACCAAAATGTTCTTGAGACAAGCATCGCCATCCGATCCCGTTAGCCAGCTGGCCCTCGAGGGTCTCGAAGCGCACGCTCCGATCCTTCAGGATGCGCAGTTCTATACCAGGGACGGGAACGCGGATTCCGTAAAAAACGCGAAGACCGACAGTGCGAAAACGAAGATAACCAGAAGCGTGAATGAGGATAACTCTGCAACGCCTCCGACCAGGACCTACTCGCCGGTCACGAAGAAGATAATCAGCTTCGACGCCAAGGTCGACGTGGTCTATGAAGACCGTAACGAAGATGTGGAAACCGAACTGGCACAAGAGACGCTACAGCAGGCGATGGATAGCTCCTGGGCGCTTCAGGAAATGTTATTCGAGGGTGACGATGCTGCCGATGCGGAGGATTTCGACGGCATGAGGAACCTGGTCGATTCGAATTGGATCCTGACCGACGGCCTCCTTATGCCTGCCGGTAACTCGGATGACCTGGTAAGGGCACAGCAGCTGGCGGTCGAGAAGTTCATGCAGCATGCAGCCAGGGTGCGAGGTGGCGCGACTCACGTCTACATGAACGAATATCTGAAGATTCGCTGGTTGACCATCGGCAAGAACCTCGGCTATTACAGCCAGAGCAAAGACGAGCTCGGCAATGTCATAGATCGCCTGGGAACCGTCATCGTGCGCGGAGCCGGTTATCAGGAGGACGGCGATACGCTGCTGCCGTTCACGGAATCCGTGGGCGGAGACAGCAATTGCTCATCCATGTTCTTTGCGCGTTGGGGGGAGCGCCGTGATCTGACGCTTCTCACTTCCGTGGGCGTCCGTGGGCGTTACTCCGGACAGGTCGGCAACTTCATCATCAACAACGTCAACCTGGACGCGGTCCTGCATCTGCAGAACCCGACTGCACTTGTTCAGAGTCGAGGCTGGAGGATAGACTCTCTGTAAGAAGAGGGTTCTAGAGTTAAATGTCTCAATTTTTTTTAAGGGAGAATTGTCCCAATGGGTAAAAGAATTGTCACTTTAGTTTTGTTAGCGCTGATTGCGTTACTCACCTTTTTCAATGTTTTCGCTGATGGTACCGGCACCTGGTCGGTCGAGCCCGGCGTCGGCAGCTATACCAAGGCACTGTATCCGGGAGAAATAAAGAATTTCACCTGTACGGTGGATTCTCTGGATACTCTTTGGAGTAATGAATTCACACTGGGAAAATACAACGGTGTGCACTGGGGTGTAGTGCAGGATACTCTCACCTCGGATACTCTGAACGGATACTGGAATTCGAACCGTCAGCCATTCAAAATAAGAGCACAGATATCGTCGACGTTGGGCAATCCGAAAGTCTCCGCCTGGGTTGAAGGAAATTTTGTCGGAGATTCAACCAGTACGGCCTGGGTTGTCGTGGACACTCTTTTTGTGGATCGGACGGCTGAGACGCTCCTATACCTGGACGTCGACCTGAATAATCAAAAATATCCGTACTACAGGGTGAAAGTTCAGGGGGTGGCTCTCAATCGATCCGATACCGTCTTCGATTTGAAATGGCACTGTTACCAGAACGACGGTAATTAGCAAGGTCAGTTATTCAAGTTATTTGGCAGTTTACAGGTTAACAAATAAGAGGTTGAAATGGCCGTCCTAAGTGTTGAGACCGCGACAGTATCCGGTTTGGAGGCAACCGACAACGCTGCCAATGCAGGCGGAGATTCATTTGCCAATGATGGAAATACGTTCCTAAACGTGAAGAACGGCAGTGGCGGCGACATAACGGTGACCGTTAATTCGCAGGTTACAAACCCTTGTCCGGGTCAGGCGGCTGCCGATATAGCAGTCGTCATTACAGCTGGAGAGGAGCGTATTATCGGACCATTCAACCAGCAGGCTTTCAACAACGCGAACGGCCAGGTCGAGCTGACTTATTCCGGTGTAACAAGTCTGACCGTAGCGGTAATAAAAGGAGCGTTTGCAGGATGATTAAAAGTGTAACAGTCTACACGCCAAATCCTTCCTTTTCCGGCTATCGGAATGCCGGACGGCATTCAACCCAGTTCCGCAAAGGGCGGGCAAAGGTAGACCTGGATACTGCAAAAATTTTTGTGATCAACTACGGGTATTGGTGTCCGGAGATTGAACCCGATCACCGGGAACTGGTTGAGCAAAATTACGGATTGCGCAGCTCTGGCAATCCTGTTGAGGTTACAATTGTGGCTAAGCCCAAGGACGGAAAGGTCATGGTTCGGTTCCTGCAAGAGCACAAGATAGGGAAAAACCTCTGCTCTATCGGGGATGAAAAAGAGTTGAAGGCTGATTATGCTAACAGACTCGCAAGAGAAGGAAAGGTTGAGATCCTCGGAGCTGAAGAATCCGCCTCGCCCGACGCTACAGGGGCTTGATAGTTTACCGCCCGTTCCTATCGGTCCCTGGTCGGGCAGCGAATATAATTTAATGAAGGGCGCCATGACATCAAACGGCAGCAGCGTAACCTGGAAGTGGATAGCGGTCACATTGACCTCTGTTATTATTCTAATCGGGGCCTACATGTACAAAGCAATGGCTGACGACGTAAGTGACATAAAGGCGGCCGTGACACGGATTGAAGTCAACCTTGCTCAGTACAAGGTGACACAAGATCATAATTCCGAGGCCATCAAAGAACTTAAATCAGGAAGGTGATTCATGGCTGGCAAGCTTCATGCGGCTTATGTGAAAATCGTTGCAGCAGGCGGAGACCTGGATGCGGCCACTCAGTTGAAGATAGCTGAGAATGCGGTCAACCATAAATGTGCCGGCAGGGTCATTGCGAAGACGGCGCACGACAATCCCAACCCGATAGAGCGCTACGAGAGTGGTGCGGTACACGAGCTGAAGTTTGTGCTACTGGAGTTCAACCACGCCAGGCTGCTCGAGATAATCGGCGGTAGCGAGGTCTCTGGCGTCTACACCAAAACCCAGTCGATCCGTATACTCCTGAAATATGACATACGAGTAGCGGTCTATCGTGAGACCGATGCTCTTCTGATATTCGAAGACTGGACGGACATGAATATCATGCCGGAAGTTCAGGAGGATTTACAGACGGACAAGATGACGCTTCTTCCCGTTACGGCAATGTCTACCTCGACCTCTGACTGGACAAGCGACAACTCAGCGACATAAGCCTGTGGGGAAATTAAGACATATAATAGTGCTCGCCGGACCACTCCTGGTCAAAGCTGGCAGAAAGACGGACGGCAAAAAAACCTTGTCCGGCGCACTGCTGACTCTTGGCGGCATTGGCTTGTGTCTTGTCGATCAGACCCGGGACCTCGGACTTAATGCGTTGGTTGCCGGTGTGCCCTTAATGGCTGCCGGAATTGTACATAAGTTTTTCAAACATAAAAAAACAGGAGGCGGAAATGTGTAGCTGTGCAAAGAGCCATGATACTCCATCCAAGCAGGAAGAGTACGGCATCGATGAGTTCCTCGAGGTGCTTGATTTCACTGCGGATTTTACGAATCCCCTTCTAGACGGGGTAGACCTGGAAGACATACTTCCGATTGCAGCATCCTTGACCAAGCTGCCGGCTGCGATCGACAACATCGAGCACATAAAGCTGGAGGCCAAAGATTTCTCCGGAGCCGAGATGGATCAGGTCGACGCATTTCTCCAGGAGAGGCTGAAGCTCACGGGTGAGCAGTATGAGCGCATGCGCCCGGTAATTATCCGTGCCGCGATGGCGAACACGAGTCTGTTTATCGAAGCGCTTAAAATTGGCAGGGAGAGAGCCGCTGCGAACGGCGGTTGATGGTAAGAAAAACCTAAACCATGATGATGGTTTAACTGATAAGGTGCGGGAGCTCTAACTCCCGCACCCGAGAAATGCACCACTAAGAAGGGCAGGCGGATAGGCGAAACCATCCGTCTGCCCATGACTTCAAAAAAATACGAGGCGGAAAAATGCAAGAGCAAAAAATTACTTACAAACTGGCGAGGGTTACGCCGCGCACTATGCGGTCGATTGAACCCCTGGTCGAGTTCAAGGACGGCAGTGTGATGCTGAAGGGCAACCAGGCGACCTTCTGGAGTAATATCGATAACGTCAAGCTTGTTTGCAGCACGTGTTTCGAGGAGGACTTCGACAAATTGGGCAAGGCTGCATGGGATGAGATGGACCTTGATCCAATCAAGGAGGGGTTCCGCAATTTTTTGTCAAAGTCCTTCAGCAGTTAGCCGGGATTGATCGGGCGTTCAGTGAGATTGGAGTCCTTCAGAAGTCGGACTCATTCGCAAGCCGGAAAAAAGATGACCGGTATCTCTGGGACAAGTTCATTCGTTCGCTCGTGACTGCAGGGTTTGGAGATTATGAAGCCGCCGCAAATAGCGACATTGTCGAAGCGGCGGTTTTTCTTTTTCTGGGTAAGGGCGTGGACAAGTTCGTTGATGAATTTTTGAATGGGTGAGTTATGAAAGCAATTTCATTATGGCAGCCATGGGCTTCAGCTGTCGCTCTCGGTTCTAAAAGAATAGAGACCAGGTCATGGCAAACCTCCTATCGCGGACCGATTGCTATCCATGCCGCCAAGAGGCGCCTTACCAACAAAGAAATAGCCAGGTTCTTTTGGGAAACCTCATGGCGTGGTGCATTGCATCCTGCGATAGAGTTGTATGATGACGTTAATTTATTCGACAGACTACCATACGGTTGCATTTTGGCAATCTGTAATCTCATTGACATTGTTCCCACTTGGCCATCTCATCTAAACCATTATCGTGAAAACCAAGATATACACGAAAGTAAAAGGCACCTTTTCAGGTGGACTGAAAGTGACCTGGGGGATTTCAGTGATGGGCGCTATGCTTGGATTCTCGATGATACAAAGATGCTTGATTATCCTATACCTTATAGAGGACATCAATCACTCTTTGAAATCCCTGACGACTTGATCTATGGCACTGATTAAAATAAAGCTCGAGCTCGACGCCGACAAGTATAAAGCCGAGAGCGTCAAAGTCGATGGCGTAACCGCCAAAGCGGAAGTAGGCTTCGATTCCCTGACGGCAAAGGTGACGGCATTCTCGTTTGCCTATAACCAAATTGGCCAGGTCGTTAGTGCAGTGGCGGCGAAGATAGAGGTGCCGCTGCGCAAGTTTGCCGAGCTAGAAACCAGCATGGCTAACGTGGCAACGCTGGGCGTTCCGAACGTCGGCAAGCTTCGTTCGGAAGTGCTGGCCGTAGCTAACGATGTATCCGTTCCTCTCACAAATATTTCCGGTGGTCTTTATGAGGTAGTCTCTGCCGGGGTCGACGCCAGCGAGCAAATTAACGTGTTGGAGCTATCGGCTAAAGCTGCTAAGGCTGGAATTGCCGATACCACAGATGCGATAAAGCTTTCATCGGCTGTGGTCAAGGGCTACGGTCTAGGCTGGGATCAGGTGGAAGAGATACTCAACGATGCGTTCACGACAGTCCGTCTCGGCCAGACAAACTTCAAGGAATTGTCTACCACTCTTGGCCAGGCGGTTCCACTCTTCGGAGCTTTGAAAATAAGCTCAGATGAACTTTTCGGGTCCATGGCAACTCTTACCGGTGTAACAGGTGGTACTGCAGAGGTAACCACGCAAATGCGAGCCGTCGCCCAGGGGCTGGCAGCACCCACCAAAGAGCTGACAGAGCTCATCAAGGAACAGACAGGACAGACGGTTGAGCAGTTCGTCGCAACTGAAGGGCTGGCAGGATTGCTTAAAGTTCTCGGTGAAAAAACCGGTGGATCCGCTGCAGCCATGACAGAGCTGTTCGGCAGTGTAGAGGCAGTGAATGCCCTTCTGGCGTTGACGGGTTCTCAGTACGATACTTTCATCGAGAAGACTGAGGCGATGAAGAACAGCCAGGGGGCGATGAGTACGGCGTATGGACAAAGCAACCAGACAATTGACGCTCAGCTGCAGCTCCTCGAGAACAGGTGGGACATTGCTCTTGTCAAATCCGGTGAGTTCCTGGCTGTTTATACAAATAAGCTGATAGATTTTTCTCTGGAATTACTCGACACCACAACCAAGACCAAAAAGTTGACACAGGAATACGAGTCGCTCCAATCCAAAATGGCTGATTTAGGAAATGTCGAACGAATGATACAGCGATATGTCGAGTTGAGGGATAAGAGCAGTTTGACCGTTACGGAACACAACGAGTTCAGTTCTATTCTTGCAACCTTGTCGGCGCAGTATCCAACGGCTATAACCGAACTGAATGAATACGGTGCGGCTGTCGGGTTGAATGCCGATAAGATGGAAAGGATGGTTGAGATACAGAGATCAAGTCTGAGGGTGCGGGACAAAGAGATTATGGAAGAGCAACTCGATATTCTTAAGGAGAGTATCGATGTAATAAAAGATAGAAACGATGCGATCGAAGAATCTGATAACGTGAGTAGCTCGGGCAGTTTTTCGCTTCCAACTAAAATATTAATTGATCAGGATAAAATCCGGGTCCGTTTAATGGAAAACCGTAAAAAGGATGTCGAGGAAGCGAATACTCTATTTGTCGAGTCGATGAATTTTCTGTCAAGATATTTTGACTTTGATGGTGATCGCAGTAATCTGGCCAGAAGTATGGAGTTGACTGCTGAGGATTTGGATTATATGCTGAATCGCTGGAATCAATTGTCCGAAGCGGCTGAGAAGGTTGGGGAAAAAACTGTGGAGGCTGCAGAAAAAGTCAAACGGGCTAAACCGCTGTCACCAGGTTTACCATCTAATTTTGGAACATTCGACGTTGATCTCGGCATACCTGCAGAGGAGGACCTGGCCGAAACTTTCAGTGTCGCGCTACTGCAGCTCGATACGTTCTACGCAGAATCACTCATCAAGGAGGATGAATATACCGAGCGTCGCCGCGGCATCCTGGACGAACAGTTGCGTCACTTCCAACAGGAAAAAGGCTTCGAGAGTGAGGAGGCTCTGAGGACCCGGCAGGAAATAGCCAGAATAGACCAAGAGTTTGCCGACCGTAAAAAGCAGCTGGACGAAAGTGGCAGGGAGTTTGCGGTCAACCAGCTGAGCCTGGTCATGAATGCCGCCCAGGGTATCAGCAAGGAGCTCTTTTTGGTGGGGAAAGCCGGCGCAATCGCCACGGCCACGGTGGACACGTACCAGGCAGCAAACAAAGCCCTGGCATCGGTTTCCTGGCCGCTAAGTTTTGTGGTTGCTGCGGCCACCATTGCAACGGGTTTGGCGAACGTGGCCAAGATAGCTACAACCGAGTTCGTAAAAAGAAAAGAAGGAGGCATCGTCGGGAGTGACTTTCGCACCATCGTCAAGGGCGACTTCGGCGACGGGGAGAATCGACTGGTCATTGCGAATACAGATGAGTTCATCGTAAACGGTTCTGCCACCCGCAGTAACCGTGCTCTGCTCGAGGCAATAAACGGGGGAGTCAATTTTACAGCTGTCGGTTCTGCATCTGGTGGCCGATCGGCGATTGCCGAAGCATCCGGTGGCAGCATGAATGCAGAGTTCCGTGATTTCACTGATCGTACGGTCGACGCGATAGCCAACATCCGCATTGAGATGAAGAGTATTTTGGACGGACAGGAGTTCCTGCGGAGGAACTTCAGGAAGTACGAGAAAATTGAGAGAGACGTTACAGTTTGAGATGGCAGCTTAAATACATCGGCACACTCGACACAGGTGAGATAACGTCGATTGCAGATGTCAATCAATATGGTGATTTCTCTACGGATAGGACGGTAGGAGATGAGTTCACTGTCCGTGTGTCTGACATATTAATCAAGCACCTGCAAGAGCTTCCATTCGATGAGAATGCCGATAATCACTGGCTGGCGCTGCAATTCAAAGGCGAGCTGGTCGACGTTTACCGAGCAAGATTCGATTTTGAGAACAGGGATGATAAGAGCGGGCGCTTTGACACCAGGTTGTACTCCATTACCAAAAAGTTCTTTGATGATGCCAAGGTGAATGTGGTTGAATATGATTCCGGCGACTCTGAAAAGTGGAATCCTACCGGTGCCGGTTACCTGGTCGATATCAATGAGGGTGGCATTATCAGGACTGACAGGTGGGCCTTCGGACTGGGTGATATTCTCAATAACATAGCAGGTAGCAATAGCAACGGATACCGGTTAACCGGTGTAACACATGTTGTTCCGGTTTACGGTGACGGTGAGGTCCCGCTTCTTCATCGGGGTTCAGGATTCACCGACACGATTTACACCGAAGACAACGCCTTCAATCTGACCTTTCAGAGCCTGGACGTCCGTTGGTACAGCATGTTCATGCTGGCTAGTGTGCTATTCAACTCAGTCTTTTTCGTCAAGCCTGCTATCAGTGACATCTCCGGTACCGACTATTTGACTGTTGCTCTACAAATGACCAAGCGCTCGTGGGCGACGCCACCTTCTACGCTGGAAACTGTCTGGCTCGAGCGCAAGTTGATACGGGAAAAGTATCGTATCGATGGAGTCAGCATTAGCGGTGCTGACAGCTATTTGTTTACCGAAGGAAATGTCGATAGCGAGAACATTCAGGAGCACAATATTGGCATTTTCAAGGGGTCCGATCCTCAATCGGATGATGACGCCTCCGAGGATATCGAAATATCTGAAGCCAACCCGGACGGGTTTCCCATCACTGAGTACATGATTCTGGACGGTAGCAACGAGAATCAAGACTGGTTTGCGAATGTAGGGTTGAATTATATCAGTTCCATCAATTCGGGTAATGGCATCGAGGGCCGGATCATATATAATGGTGCCGATCTTCTCGATGAGCTTTATATAGGGCTTGCAGATTCCGTTAAGCTTTTTAACATTAGACTGACGAAGAACTCTAAAATTGCCCAGATTGAGGGTTTGACCGGTGATTAACAAAGACGTAAATGTTACGTTCAAGCATGGGTGGGGCGCTGCCAGCCGGACATTGGTTTCTGATGTTGAATTTGGTTTTGAGGTAGTCGGTAACGATGCAGTCGTCGAGGACATCGATTATGAGCTAATCGAGGATTGGGATGACATTAGATTGCTTATTGATGTCCGGGTTGAACTTGACCTCGTAGACGCGCATTGGATGAAGAACTTTCTGTCTGCTAAAAATAGTAAGATTCTTTCCATGGATGGATATGATTTCTGGGTCGTTAATAATTTCGAGCGCGTTAACTTCCCGCTTTTGGCCAAGGGCAGCAGGCTATTTGTAAGTCCGCAGCTTAGATTTAGAGGCAAAGAGAAGGGTTTGTCCGTGCTGGACACGGATGTGACAACGGCGGTTGGCTATCTGAAGCAAATGGGAGTTTAGCAATGCAGAATTCTTTTTCCCTCGAGACGACGCAGACCGTCAGTGGTACCATCGTGAGGGTTCCTGAAACGGGCAAGATGGTAGAGATTTACGCCTTTCATGCGAACGATGCGGCCGGAGGTCTTCCCAATGGTTCCAAGCTTGGTGACGCCACCGAGATAGGTTCCACCGGCGTTTATTATCATACGTCAGCCACGTCCCAGAAGGTTACCGTTGTGGTGGATGGTACGGTTCGGGCCGGTTTGGTCGGGGTGCTTTTTCACGGGGAAAAAGCCCTGGCGAATTCGGTCGATTCCGCTGCCATCGAGGACGCCACGGTGACGCCATCCGATACGACATTCGTCGAGGATTTTTAGCGGTTTTTAGTGACAAGTCGGCCGGGATCTTAAAAGGTCATTTGTTGCAGTTTAGACCGTCATTTGTTGCAGGTCGGTTGTTGAACTAAAACGCGGCATCCTAATCCTTTTTCTGGTTCACCTGCTCCCGTTTACTGGAGATTCCGGTTATGCAAGG